CTAAAGCATGAATATGTTGTGTTGATGACAGCTCGATCAGTCGGGTATGAAGATATAACCTTAAATAGAATCAACGATCAAACGGGTTGGAAACCAAACGACTGGTGTTTCAACCCTTACGGCAATGCAGATGGCAAAGGGACACTCAGAGCGCATTTATCTAAAGAGCGATATTTGAACGAGTACATATTCCCCAGGTATGGAGATGATCCTAAGAGGTTCTTCGCTATCGAGTCAAATAAGTACACAAGAGCCATGTATCGCTCTTACGGAATTGAATGTCGTGACGCAAATCGTGACGATTCCCAACCTTGGAAGTCATTATTGCCCTAGAATGGGTATATGAAAGATGAGACTCTCCCAGAGGGTAAATGGGAATTTGATAAATCGGTAACCGCTGTTTTCGAGGATATGCTTGAGAGAAGCATTCCTGACTATAAGAAAATGCGCATATCATCATGTGCTGTAGCTTTACCTGATCTTTCCCGAACGAAAAGGCCTCATATAGACGCTGTTTTAGACTTGGGCTGTTCTACTGGGCTAGCTCTTGACCGTCTTGATTCTTATGCTCAGTACAACGGTGTCAAAATCCGGCAGCTAGTAGGAACAGATGTTTCTGAACCAATGCTAGATAAGGCAAGAGAAGATCATTCTTACGACCATCGTTATCATTTTATGAAGGCCGACATGAGAGATCACTTTCCTTTTGGTAAAGATTCTTTTGATGTTGTTATGTGTGTGCTTACCTTGCAATTTACGCCTATTGAGCATCGTTTGCGGATCGTCGATGAGATACACAGAGTGCTGAAACCTGGTGGAAGGTTTATCCTAGTTGAGAAAGTGCTAGGTGACAGCGTAGACTTAGATCAAGACATGGTAGACATCTACTACGCTCACAAAAGACACATGGGTTACACAGAAGAACAAATAGAGCGTAAGAGACTTAGTTTGGAAGGTGTATTAGTGCCTATAACCGCAAAATGGAATGAAGAGTTACTTGATAAAGCTAATTTCACTACGTCTGACTGTTTTTGGCGTTGGATGAATTTCGCAGGCTGGGTAGCTGTAAAATGAGTGAAGATAAGATAAGTTTGTATCTTCCTAAAGAGAAACGTGAAACATTACTGAAGCTAATATCAGCTGGCAACTATCAAAGAACGGCTTGTCGAGCTGCAGGTGTTTCTGAGGCCACTTTCTATGAGTGGAAAAGAAAAGGTGAGGCAGCAAGAGATGACCTTGATAATGGAATGGCACTTACACAAACAGAAGAAGAACTCGTCTGGTTCGTTAATGAGTTGGACGAAGCTCGAGCAAAAGCCGAAGCAGCGCTTGTCGCACGTTGGTATACTGAAGCCGCTGACGGAGACTGGCGAGCGGCAGAAAGATTCCTAGCTAAGGCATTCCCTGAAAGATGGGCTGACCCAGCAACCAGGTTAGAGGTTACTGGCGCAAATGGTGGTCCTGTAGCTCAACTTCAGGCCCATGTTCATGCTATACAGGAAGCAGATCAAGATAAACAACGTAAAGTATTAGAGGCGCTTGTAGAAGCAGGTGACCTACCTTCTAATGTTCTGGAGGCATGGGATGGAGACGAACGAGACGAGGACACAGTTATCGACGCTGATGTCGTGGAAACAACCATGCAACATGATTCTTCCGCACAATCCTCATCCGAAGCAACAAGCGTTCCTGACGTGGAACACGACTAGAGAAGCACTATTTGGAGGCGCTGCTGGTGGCGGCAAGTCCGATACATTACTCCTAGCGGCTTTACAGTACGTTTGTATACCTGGCTATTCAGCTCTGCTGCTACGTCAAACTTTCCCGCAGCTATCTGGACCTGACGGGTTCATTGATAGAACTACTGAGTGGTTAAATGAATCTGGAGCTAGTTACAACGTAACAAATAAGAGATGGAGTTTCCCTTCTGGAGCTACCCTCACCCTGGGTCATTGTGAACGTGACGAAGATAGATACAACTTTCAGTCTTTCGCCTATCAGTTCGTAGGTGTCGATGAGTTGACTCAATGGCCTACAGATAGGGTGTATTTGTATGTTGGCTTTTCCCGTGTCCGTAAACCTAACCCTGATCCTAGCTTGCGTGCTTGCCCTACTTGCGGGATGACAGTTGCTGATATTCCGCTGCGAGTGAGGGCAGCTACAAACCCAGGCGGGCGTGGAAACGATTGGGTGTATGAACGATTTGTTGTGAACCATAACCCTGAGAGAAAGTTTATGCCTGCACGAATCTCAGATAACCCTTCACTTGATAGGGAAGCATATGTTCAGAGCCTCCAGGAGCTAGATGCTGTCGAAAGAGCCAGACTACTGGATGGGAACTGGGAAGTTAGCGAAAAGGGTGGCATGTTCGAGGAGGACTGGTTTGATTTAGTTCTTGATGTGCCTGACGTTGAATCTATGAGAAAGGTTCGTTTCTGGGACTTAGCAGCGACTGCTGACGCTAAAGGCAAAAATCCTGACTGGACAGTGGGTGCGTTAGTTGGGGTATCCGAAGGAAGATACTATATTCTAGATATCCAACGACTGAGAGGGACCCCAGGTGAAGTTGAGAGAAGAATACGAATGACCGCAGAAATGGATGATACCAAAACGCAGATCATGATGGAGCAGGAGCCAGGCGCTAGCGGGGTGAACACGATAGATTACTATGCACGCCATGTTCTTGCGGGCTATCCTTTTAAGGGTATACGATCTTCAGGTAGTAAAGAAGAGAGAGCGAGAGTGTTCTCTAGTGCCTGCGAGATGGGTAATGTTAAGGTGAAGAGGGAAAGGTGGACTAAAGCTATGATCGATGAATGTGTGCAGTTCCCTAAAGCAAGTCATGATGACCAGGTTGACGCTATATCTGGAGCTATTAATAACTTGAATCAGAAGAGACGTAGAGCGAGGATAATACTTTGAACCCGTATGAAATGCAGAGAAGAATGGCTAAGGCGTGCATTATCGCTGACAAGGCTGAAGAGATGGGATTCACTCCAAAAGACTTTCATACTGAGTCTGTAAAAGTTCGTAAACAGTGGGCTACTCTCTGCGGTATCAAGGTGCCTTCTAAGGAGACTTGGTTCCTGGCAGCAGATTTGTTATCTAAGCGTGAGTCTTATGATGGTCCTTCTGGTTTAGAAGACCCTAGGTTCATTCAGAACCTTACGAAGATGGCTGTCAACATTACCGAAACTTTAGATAAGCACGGTTTAGATAGCCAAGAAGCTAAAGCGCTATCAAAGAAAGATAAGCATTTTGTCGCCAAGTTGTCTAAGGCCGATTCTGACGAAACTACCTTCGACCTGGGCGCGAAATTTCTTGAAATGCGTGAAGATCATCGTACTCCTTAGAATCTCATATTTCTGAAGATATCACGCTCTAAAGCGTCACTCCAGACGGTATAACCCAAGTATGGGGCTGCTTGTTGTCGAACTTTACGCAGTCTTCGTTTTTCTTGTAATTTCCTGAGTTTTTCTCTCATTTTGACCTCTTTTGTTAGGGATACGTTTTCAAGATACAGAAGGGTAGCGTAGAATACTTAACAGGAAACGGTGAAAGAGGTCACAAATTGACGACGTTCATTGAGCAAAAAGTTTGGGAAGTTGAAGAGTGCGAACGAATCGTTGATATGGCTAAGGATCATTCCTGGTCGAAGGGTTTAGCTTCTATGGATAATATTCGTAAGTGCATCAACACTGAGATGTCTTTGCCTGAAGTTATTGATCCTGTTTACGAGTTTGTGCGGGATAATAATGAGTGGGGTTTGGATATCATACCTTCCCCTGTCTCTGTTCAGGTTCTTAACTACGATGTAGGCGGGTTTTATAAGAGGCATACTGATTGGTCTCATAAAGCTCATCCTTTACGTAAGATATCTGTGTCTATCCAGTTAAGTGACCATGAGGATTATGATGGCTGCGAACTGGTTTTGCATGATGGTCCTGGTTCCTGGACAGCTCATAAGGGTCAGGGTATGGGTATCATGTTCCCTTCTTGGACTCTACATGAAGTGACTAAGTGTGTGTCAGGGGAGCGTTGGGTAGCGGTTGCTTGGTTCGCTGGCTCTGAGAGCTACAAATAACTCATCAACGGACAAATGTTCGAAACGGTTTACTGGCCTGTACGCCTGTTTACCAGCTGCCGCCTCTTGCTCGTTTGATTTCTTCCAGGGTGTACGAATCATTGCCAACATCCCTGTAGTCGTTCTTTCTTTGCGGCACTTTTCGTTCTTTCCTAGCTGATCGTGCATGTCTTCGTTCTCTTTCCCTGTCTGTATGTGCTTGGCGGCAATCATCGCAGCGGCATCCACGCATGTATGAAGATTCGCTTTTAGTGCAGTTCATCTATCGAAGTATTGCTAGGATATCGTCGGCTTCTTTAGCTAACTCGTCGAAACCATGTGTCTTGAACGTTTGTACCATGTTTGATAGTAGGCCTTCGATCATCTCTACTACAGCGGGATCAACCTGCTTTTCCTCTACTGGTGCGGGATGACGGGTAGCGAAGTTGTAAGGGATTTGCATAGCGTCGTTGATTGATCGGAAGTCTGGTGTCTTCCCTTTAGACATATTGTTAGGGTTGAAGGGATTTTCTCTCATGTAAGAACCTTTGTTTGTTCGATGTACAGTATGGGGTTTAGTGATCCGATTTCTCCCATGACTCGGCTCTTCTTTAATGTCCCGATTGTAAGTTTATCTAATTGTTTCTGGGTGTTGATTGTTATTGGTTTGCCTTTCCATTGCAAGACTGGGCTTCCGTCTTCTAATGATATAACACAGAATTTTGGTTGCTCGCCTTTCCAGGTTTCTGTACCGTAATCTACGAACATGTTAGCTGTTTTGCGGCTGGAATTAGGTAGTGGCAGCAGTAAACCTAAAGGTACTTTGTTGAGTGGAGTGAACCTGTCGTCAGGGGAGGTTAGGAAAACCTCGGTAGCTTGATTTGGGGAATCTAACGTGTATTTCATTGGACCTCCTACTGGTTGCCCGTACAACCAAAGTATATGCAATTTTCTTTACTTTTGGGTGAATGGTAACCCTTTCTATCCATTTTAGTGTGAGATACTGGGACTCCGCCATTGTTTCGGGGTCAAAATTATGACAGATTGTGAGTGTAATTGTGAAGAATGTGAATGTCCCGAATCCTCCTGCTCATGTGGATGTGAGTGTAGCCCTGGTGGAAGTGTTCCTGAAATTGGAGAAGTTGGTCTCTGACCTTGATGAAAAGCTCGCAGTTCGTGAGCCGATCGGTCAAGAAATTACTGAATCCAGCGAATATATACGTAGGTCTCCACGCTTTCGGTCAAGATTCACCTAAACTTAGATTCAGTAGTCTTACATGGTTTAGGAGTTCTAATGGCTAATGAAATAACAATAGTTTCT